TGGCTGCTGCTGATACTGGTGATTTGGCTGAAGGCTCAAATCTCTACTGGACTGTCGCTCGTGGTGAGTCGATGTTCGACAGCAAAATGGCTGCGGCTGATACTGGCGACTTGGCTGAAGGTTCCAACCTTTACTTCACAGACGCTCGTGCTATTGCTGCTGCAACAGGATCATTGTCTGCTGATGGAGATCTTATTTCTTACAGTGCGGGTGTTTTCTCAACTGTTGCTTCTAACTTCTCTGCTTCTTGGGATGTTAAGATGGCTGCTGCTGATACTGGCGACTTGGCTGAAGGTTCCAACCTTTACTACACCGAGGCTCGTTGGGATGCTAAAATGGCTGCTGCCGACACTGGTGACTTGGCTGAAGGTTCCAACCTCTACTACACTGACGCTCGTGCTCGTGCATCCGTAAGTGCTGATGGGGATCTTGTTTTATATAACAGTTCAACTGGCGTATTCAGTTCTAATGCTTATCAATTCTCTGGTTCTTGGGACGCAAAGATGGCTGCTGCTGATACCGACGACTTGGCTGAAGGTGCAAGTAACTTGTACTGGACTGTTGCTCGTGGTGAAAGCATGTTCGACAGCAAGTTGGCTGCTGCTGACACTGACGATTTGGCTGAAGGTGCAAGCAACCTTTACTACACCGACGCAAGAGTTCGTGCTGCTGTTTCCGCTGGAGACGGACTTGACTTCAACTCAAGCACAGGCGTATTCTCGGTTGATCTTAAGACATTAGGTGGTCTTCAGATTGATTCAACAGAACTTGCTATTGATCTCAACAACCTCGCAACTGTTGGTGGTCCAGTTCTTGCAGAAGACTCCATTGCATACATTGATGCAGACGGAAACGTTTCTGTAAAGACTCCAGTTTCCACAATGGTTGGAAATATGGCTGGTGCTGGTCTTGGTCAGAACTCGACTTCTAAGGCATTAGAAGTTAATGTTGATGATTCCTCAATCGAAATCAACCTTGATACACTTAGAATCAAGGCTGCTGGTATCACCAACGATATGTTGTCTGGATCGATTGCTTCTTCAAAGATTGCTGAACTCAACAGTTTCGACACTGATGATTTAGCAGAAGGTGCAAGCAACCTCTACTACACAGACGCAAGAGTAAGAGCCGCTGTAAGCGCAGACGGAGATCTTATCTCCTTCGACAGCAGCACTGGTGCTTTCTCGACTGTTGTTGCTAACTTCTCTGCTTCTTGGGATGCTAAAATGGCTGCTGCTGATACTGGTGATCTTGCAGAAGGTTCCAACCTTTACTGGACAACTGCTCGTGGTGAGTCGATGTTCGACAGCAAAATGGCTGCGGCTGATACCGACGATCTCGCAGAAGGTGCATCCAACCTTTACTTCACTGACGCTAGAGCAAGAGGTGCTGTATCTGTAAATGACGCTGGTGGAGACGGAAGCCTTGCTTACGACTCAAGCACTGGTGTTATTACTTACACTGGACCGTCTGCTGCTGAAGTCAGAGCACACTTCTCTGGTGGAACAGGCGTGGACATCACTGATGGTGTTGTTTCTGTCGGACAAGCAATCGGAACTTCGGATAGCCCAGAGTTCGCTGGACTTACACTTGGCGAAGCAGAAGATCAAATCTTGTTCCCTGCTGCTGATGGATCCATCGAAAGCAGTGCAGATCTTAAGTTCGTTGCTGGTCAAGGTCTTAAGGTAGGCGCAAACATCTCTGGTTCTGCTAATGTTTTGGTCGGTGGTGCTCTTGTTCTCGGACAATACGCTAACGGTGCTGGAATCGCTAACGAATCTGGTCAGGGTGTTATGTCTATCACGGGTCAAGACGCATACTTCGCTGCTGATCTTAATGTAACTGTTGACCTTGGTGTTAGCGGTGACTCTGTTCTCGTTGGTGACTTGACTGTTGGTCAGGACGGTGCTGTTGATGTTGCAAGATTCCACGGTGATACTTCTGGTACTAAGATGGAATACTCAGCAGATATGCTTAAGTTCTCTACCTCTGGTCAGGCTGATCACATCAAAATCGGTGGAGACGCTTCAAGTGACTTCGCTATTGATGTTTCTAACGTTGCTGGAAACGGTGGTAAAGTTCGTGCTGCTGCATTCGTTACTTACTCGGATGAATCTTTGAAGTCCGATGTCGAAGTAATGAACACTGCTCTTGATGCTGTTATGGCTCTCAACGGTGTAGAGTTCACTTGGAAGGATTCTGGCGAAAGAGACTTCGGTTTCATCGCTCAGGAAGTTGCTCAAGTTCTTCCAAAGGCTGTTCACACTGCTGCAAACGGCATTTCCGGGGTTGACTACTCAAGACTTACTTCTGTTCTCGTCGAGGCTGTAAAGGCTCAACAAGTTCAGATCGAAGAATTGAAAGCGATCCTCAAGAAGTAATACTTTTTGAAACGGGGTTGGGGATCTACGGGTCCCCAGCCTCACTTTTCTTATTATGAAAATCCGCAATAGAATAGACATTATAAACTATGTAAGGCAACACGATCCTACTTGTCGTGTGGAAGATAATGTTATATTCGTTCCCAAAGCATTTATTATTAACACTGTTATCCAATGGTGCTACAATCAACTCGAAACAAAGAAAATGAACCCAGAAGAAATGAACTTTTATCTAATGGCTATACAAGGTTTTGTCGAAGGCAAATCTAACTTATCTTGGGATGAACAAGGTAACTTAGTGATTTCATAAAACAAGTAGTTATTTTTTGGCGTTTTTCATTTTTATAGAACTATTTATTACGACGCAAAATGTCTATTTTGTGATTAAATATTAGGAGATTACACAATGTCATCAATGTTAGATCAAGCAATCGTCGATGCTAAAGCACTTAAGGAAGCCGCTATCAAGAGCGCAGAGTCAACAATTATCGAGAAATACTCTCAGGAAATCAGAGAAGCAGTTGATACAATGCTAGGACAAGAAGTTCTTGTTGAAGAAGAAATGGTAGCAAATATTCCAATGGCTGCTTCTGACGTTTCTGCTGCACCAATGGGCGGCGGAGAAGAAGTTATTGAACTTGACTTTGCAGAACTTGAGCAAATGATTGATCAAGAGTTGGCTGATGAAGAAGGTGCCGAAGAGATGACAGATCGCCACGAGTTTGCAGAAGAAGAACTTGAAGACGAAGAAGAAGGCGAAGAAAATCTCCAAGAAAGCGACGAAATAGACTTGACTTCATTGTTTTCAATGCTCGAAGCCGAAGACGACGAAGACGAAGAAATTAACTTAGACGAAGAAGCAGTTAAAGAACTTGCTGAAAAACTTACCCTTGACTTTCAACCAGAGAAATCCGGTTGGTTAGGAACTCCAGTTTCTCAATCAGACGATGCACACGAGGAATACAAAGCACTCGAAGCACACGCAGAAGAAGCAGAAATGGAAGTTGGAAAGTTGAGAGAATCCGTCGAGACTCTTGAAGCAGAGAAAAAAGAACTTCAAGAAAGCCTTGAGAAACTTCAGGCTAAAACCAAACACTTTGAGGGCGTTGCTCTCAAGTTAAAAGACGCTTTGAACGAAACCTCCGTTCAGAACGCAAAACTTCTTTACACAAACGAAACATTGATTAGCGACTCGTTGAATGGGCGACAAAAAGCAAAACTTGTCGAGGCTATTTCAAATGCGAAGTCTGTTGAAGAGGCTAAGGTAATCTTTGAAACCCTTCAAAGCACGGTGAGTGGCACTAAGAATGAGTCCCCAAAAACACTAAGCGAGGCGGTTAGTAGGAAATCTACTTTATTACCACAAACTAATGAGGCTAAACAACCAGTTGATCCTCGCATTGACAGAATGCGTAGATTAGCCGGATTAAACTAACTTTTAATAGGAGAAATAAAAACTATGTCAGTTTTAGATAAATTAACAGAAGGTATTGTTAATCGTGATCTCCAGAAAGAAGGTGCAGCCCTACTTAACAAGTGGGAGAAAACCGGACTTCTTGAGGGACTTGACAATGACCAGAAAAAAGACGGAATGGCTCGTTTGCTTGAGAACCAAGCAAAAGAATTGCTCCGTGAGGCTTCCAGTATGGCTGGAGGTGATGTTGAAGGTTTCGCAGCAGTTGCGTTCCCAATCGTTCGCCGTGTATTCGGTTCTTTGATCGCTAACGATCTTGTCAGCGTTCAACCAATGAGTTTGCCTTCGGGTCTCATTTTCTTCTTGGACTTCACAACAAATGGTGATATTCCAAGCCCAGCAAAGCCGGGATATCCTGATAACTCTTCCCTCTACGGTGGCGGAGTTGTTGCTAGTCAGTTGACTGGTGGTGTTTCACTCACAGGTGACAACCTTGAAAGAGGACCATACAGTTTGAACAACGGTTTTTCAAGCCCAACTGGTTCTGAGTTGATTGATGTTTCTGTAAATCCATTATTCTTGGTTGCTTCTGGTACTGTTGGTGCTGCTGGTCCTTCTTCTAATCAGGATGACTACCCACTTACAGTTGCTGCACAGAGAACACTTGATAAACTCGTTCGTTTTGACGCAGACCTCTCTGGTTCACAAGTTGCAGTCTTTGAAATGACAGGTACTTCTGACTTGGCGCAAATGGACTTGAGAAACTTGGTAGCAATCGGAACAAAAGATTCTACAGTTGCAGGTCAAGGTATCCTTGGTGGTCGTCTTGTTCGTCGTTTGACTGAAGTATCTACTGGTTCTGTTGGTGATGATCCTGAACTTGCGATTTTCAAACTTAAGTTGGTATTTGAAGCAACTGGTTCACAAGTTTTGGGTAACGGAACTGATACTCCAATCGACGGAACAAACTTGCTTCACTGTGTAACTGGTGCTGACTTCACATTGAGTTTCCCAATCGATGACAACTTCAACGCAAGCAACGCTATTGGTTCTGTTGTTGGTGCTTCTGAGTGGCAACTTGAAAACCAAGCAGCAATCCCAGAAATCGACATCAAAGTTGATTCCGTTGCTGTTACTGCTCAGACCAAGAAACTCAAGGCTAAGTGGACACCAGAATTGGGTCAAGACCTCAATGCTTACCACAACCTTGATGCAGAAGTTGAACTTACAAGCATCCTTTCTGAGCAGATCGCTCTTGAGATCGACAGAGAGATTCTTGAAGACCTTATCAAAGGTGCTACTGCTGGAACTCAATACTGGTCCCGTCGTCCGGGCAAGTTCGTTGTAAGAGACACTGGTGCTCCAATCAGTTCTGCTGCTAACGAAGCATTGCTTGGTGCTGACTTCACTGGTACTGTTTCCGAATGGTACGAAACTCTTGCAGAAACCATCAATGATGTTTCGGCACAAATCCACAGAAAGACACTTCGTGGTGGAGCAAACTTCGTAGTTGTTTCCCCAGAAGTTGCTAACATCCTTGAGTTCACTGCTGGCTTCAGAGCAAGCGTAACTCACGATGCTGACCGTGGAACTATTGGTGCTGTTAACGTTGGTTCGTTGAGCAAGAAGTTTGATGTATACGTCGATCCTTACTTCCCAAGAAACGTTGTTCTTGTTGGACGTAAAGGTGGATCGTTCCTTGAAAGCGGATATGTATACGCACCTTATGTACCACTTCAGGTAACTCCAACCATTTTCGGTGTCGAGGACTTCGTACCTCGTAAGGGTGTTATGACCCGTTACGCTAAGAAGATGGTTAGACCTGATATGTACGGTCTTGTTATCTGTCAAGATCTTCTCGGATAATCTGATTAGGTTTTAAGTAACACAAAGAGCCTCGTCATTCATTTGGCGGGGCTTTTTTGTTTCTATTTTGCTTTATCTTCTAAGGGCAACTAATTACTATGATACAGTCGTGTCAAGGAGATTAAATAAATGGCTTACCCAACCTTAACACCAGCAAGCAATACCAGCGTCTCAAGGCTACCAGTAACTGGAACAGTTGCTAATGTTAATAGCGCAGACAATCCGCTTCCTTATGGCGTATACATTGAACACGCTCAATCAGAAGAAGCACTTAATGCTTTTAAGGAAGGTGCAGCAGACCAAGTAACTTATGTATATAAGAAACTCGGCGGTGATGTATTAGACATTGAGATTACAGAGTATCAAGTTTATGCTGCTTATGAAGAGGCGTGTCTTGAATATTCTTATTTAATTAATGTTCATCAAGCCAAGAATGTTCTTGGAAGTGTTCTTGGTGCTGGAACAGGATCATTTGATTCAGATGGTGAGTTGGTTAGCGGAGATACTCTTAGTGGATCAGAGGTAGGCTTAAAATATCCAAAGTTTGATTTCCAGTATGCTATGAGAGTTGGCGATGCAGTTTCTACTCAAGTAGGGATTGGCGGAACAACCCCAATCTATTCTGCTTCGTTTACAGCGGTTGTAGATAAACAAGATTACGATCTACAAAGCATTATCAGCGACACTTCTTTGACAGATGCAGATAGCCCATTTTATGGAAAACTCGGTGCTACAGGAGACAAAAGAGTCACCATTAGAAAAGTATATTATAAAACTCCTAATGCTATGTGGAGATTTTATGGATACTATGGCGGTCTGAATACTGTAGGCAACTTGTCTTATTACGGACAATACTCAGATGATTCTACATTTGAACTAATCCCAACTTGGCAAAACAAAGCACAAGCAATGGCTTTTGAAGATTCAATCTACACAAGAGCATCTCATTTTTCTTATGAGATTAAAGATAATAAACTTAGATTATTCCCAAAGCCATATTCAGGTGGACCAACAAGTTATTGGGTTGAGTTTACAGTAGCAACTGATCCTTGGTCTGAAGAAGCAGGAAAAGAAGATGGTGCTTCCGGTGTCAACAATATGAACACTCTTCCATTCGAGAATATACCATACGATAAGATTAATGCTATTGGTAAGCAATGGATTAGAAGATTTGCTCTTGCCTTAGCAAAAGAAATGCTCGGATTGATTAGATCTAAGTTTGCTTCTATTCCAATCCCAAATGACAGCATATCTATGAACGGTTCAGAACTTTTATCTCAAGCCAAAGAAGAACAACAAGCATTGAGAGATGAATTGAAAACTGTGCTTGATGAACTCACTTATGAAAAACTTGCTGAAAAAGATAGCAGCATAAGTGAATCAGCACAAAATGTATTAAAGAATATTCCACCTTCACTTTTTGTAGGATAAGATAAATGGCAAACAACAAATGGTCACAACCCGAAGCACCTCCTCCTCCCTTATTTACTGGGGAGAAAGAGCGCAATCTCGTCAAGCAGATCAATGATGAGATCATTGAGAGGGTCATAGGTCAAACAATCCTTTATTATCCTATAAGTCTTGAAAAAACTAACTTTCATCCTTTATATGGTGAAAGTATAAATAAGACTTTTTTGCCGCCTATTAGAGTTTATGCTTTGATTGGCTGGGAAGGTCAAGAAACAAGCACAGCAAATATGGGAGTAGATAAAGAATCAAGTATTAACATTTACTTCCACAAGCGAAGATTAACCGAAGATCAAAATTTGTTTGTAAGAGAAGGTGACTTTGTTTTATACGGTCAGTTCCACTATGAAATCGTAACCTTAAACGAGCCAAGGCAAATATTTGGTCAAGTGGAACATAAAATGGAAATAATGGCTACTTGTAAGAGAGCAAGAAAAGGAACGTTCAATGGCTATTGATAACAGATATACAGGTATACCATCTGAAAAAGCCAGTAGATATGATGATGATCTGCATTTCTCGCCTTCAACATTTGAGACGATTGATTATGCAATCTATGATTATGTCAATGAGAAGTTGGATCTTCACTCAACCACAAATACAGGATGGAAGAAAGCACCTGTTGTTTGGGTTTCTTCCGAGAGATCATTTCAGATTAAGAATAACGAAACCTATAGAGATAACGAAGGTATGATTATATTGCCTGTTATCACTATTGAAAGAACTGCTATTGTAAAAGATCTCAACACAAGAGGAGCCTTTTATGGAGATCAGTTCCCAATACAAAGTCAACCAGAAAAAGGTGGCTCTCTTGTTATTGCGAGAAGAATAAAGCAAGACAAGACTTCTAACTTTGCAAATGCAGATGCTAATAAAAAATACAACAACAGGGTCGGACCTAACTTTGTTAGACAATCAACAAGCAAAGTTGTCTATGAATATATTTCTATTCCGCCTATTGTTTATGTTGAGATTACCTATTCAATTACATTGAGAACAGAGTATCAGCAGCAGATGAACGAACTAATGCAACCTTTTATAACAAGACCGGGAACAATCAACAGTTTTATGATTGAAAGAGAAGGTCATCGCTATGAGACATTTGTCCAAGGAGATTATAGTCTTAACAATAATCTTTCAGAGATGACAACAGAAGAAAGAAGATTTGAAACAAAAGTTGATTTAAAAGTATTAGGATACTTAATAGGAGAAGGAAATAACCAAGACACACCAAAGTTCTCTATTAGAGAAAACGCCGTTGAAGTAAAGATCCCAAGAGAACACGTTGTATACGACGATCCTTTGTCTGTAAGTGGTGATGGAATAACAAACAGGTCAAATACAGCAGTGGATGGTAAGTATAGAGAATAATTTTGGACTTTGGAAAAAAGAAACACTATTTATTAGAGAAATAAATTCGTCAAGAATATTGGACGTTTCAAAGGAGAATAGAATAAAATGTCGGCAAAAGATTTTAAGTTTGTTTCACCCGGAGTTCACGTTGAGGAAATTGATAACTCACAACTCCCTAAGACACCAGAGGCAATCGGACCTCTCGTAATCGGTCGTTCCCGTAGAGGTCCGGCAATGCAGCCAGTAAAAGTTGATTCTTTTTCTGAGTTTGTAACCATTTTTGGAAATCCAGTTGCTGGTGGAGAAGCAAGTGACTTATGGAGAAATGGAGTTCCGACTGCTCCTACTTTTGCCGCTTATGCTGCTCAAGCGTGGTTAAAGAACAACAACTCCCTTACATTTATTCGTCTCCTTGGAGATCAATCTCCAGATAATGATGGAACTGATGCTGGTAAAGCAGGTTGGAAATCAGCCAATACAGATCCGGCAGTTGGTGGTGGAGCATACGGTTTGTACTTATTCAACTCCGCTTCTGATGCTGGGGATTCTGGCGATATTGAAGCGGTTAATGGAACCCTTGCTGCCATTTTCTACACAACAGAAGGATCTATTGCCTTATCTGGAACCATTCGTGGTGCGGTCGCTGGCGATATTGACGGAACTCTTGAAAATACAACAACATCATCTTGTGTATTGGTTAATGGAGCAAGCAAAACATTTGGAGCAGTTGTTCTCGATAATACAAGTGCGGTTGTTAAATCAACAGCATTTAACTTTGATCAGTCTTCACAAAACTATATTCGTAAGGTATTCAATACGAATCCAACCTTCACAAATAGTAGCATCGTTGATTCAGCAGCCGCAAACGCTACAACTTACTGGTTGGGTCAAACATATGAAAGAGCAGTTGCGGAAACAATCACAAGCAGTGATGCTTACGGTATCATCGTTAGAATTGGTAGAGCATCTACAGATATTGCCAACGGAGGTGATTTTAAGTTCGCTACCCGTCAACCAAGAACTGGATGGTTTTTCTCACAAGACTTGAGAAATACAGCAGGTTCCGCAACAATCGGTGATAACGACCTCAGTCCAGCATACAACCCAGAAAATTTGAACACAGTTACAAGATTGTTCAAAGTTCACGGTTTAAGTTCTGGTGAAGAAATCCAAAGAAAATTCAAGATTTCTATTGAAGATATTAAATACTCCAAGAATGACAATAGTCCATATGGAACATTTACCTTGGCTATTAGAGATGCTCAAGATACAGACAATGCTAAAGTATATGTTGAAAGATTTGCTGGTCTTAGTTTAGATCCAAACTCTCCAAACTATATCGCAGCCCAAGTTGGTGACAAATATTACCAATGGAATGCAGATCAAAGACGTTTGGTTGAATATGGAACTTACCCAAACAGATCTAAGATTGTTCGTGTTGAAATGGCAAATGCTGTTGATACAGCACAGACAAACCCAGAGTTGCTTCCTTTCGGTGTAGAAGGACCAATCACCCTTTCGGATATCACACTTGTTGATGCTGGAGCAACTGCTGGAACTGGTTCTATTGCTAATGCAGCAGGGACTGTTACAAGCCCTCTTACTGCTGGAACTGGCTCTAATGGTATTTTCAATGCTGATCAAAGAGTCGGAGATAACTCTTTTGGAATCATTTCAGCCGCTGCTATAGCAATCTCTGAAGATAGAGTTGCTCAGTTCACTGGATCTGTTAAACATCCAACAGTTCCACTTCGTGTAAGTTCTTCTGATGGAGATCTTTCCGATCCAACTGAAGCATACTTCGGTGCTCAATACACAAGATCAAGCGGATCAACTGTATATGAACCAAGTATGGTTGATTTGGTATACCCACTTGCAAACGGAGGAACTTTTGCTCCATCTGCAAATAACACCAAGACTTCTTGGTACTTCTCATTGGATGACTTGGTATTCAAGTTTAACACAAAGAATACTGTATTCTATCGTTCTGGATCAAGAGCGCAAGGAGATTCTGTTACTGCGAGATCTGGTTCTTACAAAGGTATTATTGACAGAGGATACGATAGATTTACTTCACCAATGTTCGGTGGATTTAACGGATTTGACATTACCGAAGAAGAGCCTTTTAACCAAACAAGAGCACTCCCAGATGCTTCAACAGAAGAAGGACAGGCTATGTTCTACACTGTAAAGAAAGCAATCGATATGTTTGCTGATCCAGAGTTCATTGAAGGAAACATCTTGGCTGTTCCGGGTGTCGTTAACCAAGGTTTGACAACTCACGGTCTTCGCATTTGTGAAGCAAGAGGTGATGCTTTGATGCTTATGGACCCAAAAGGCGGATACTTACCTTCTTCTGAAAACTTCGACAGTGAAGAATTGAGAATCACCGCTGGAACAGGTCTGGGCGGCGTATCACAACACGTTGCTGAAGTTGGACAAAATATGGAACTTCGTAACCTTAACTCAAGTTATGGCGCAACATACTATCCTTGGGTTCGCATCTCTGATACAGTCAGCGGTCGTGGAATCTGGGCACCACCTTCAATCGCAGCACTTGGAGCAATGTCTTACTCTGAGAAGCAATCTGCTCTCTGGTTTGCCCCTGCTGGTTTCAACAGAGGTGGCTTGACTGACGGTGCGGCTGGTCTTCCAGTAACTAACGTAAGAAGCAGACTTACTTCTAAAGAAAGAGACTTCTTGTATGAAAGAAACGTCAACCCTATTGCTTCTTTCCCAAGCGAAGGAATTGTAATCTTCGGTCAAAAGACTCTTCAGGTTACTCCATCGGCATTGGATAGAATCAACGTAAGAAGATTGATGATTTATGTAAAGAAAGAAATCTCAAGAATCGCAGCAAACTTGTTGTTTGAGCCTAACGTAGAGGCAACTTGGGCAAGATTTACTGGTCAAGTTAATCCTTTCTTGGATAACATTAAGAACAACTATGGATTGGATGCTTTCCGTGTTATCCTTGATGATACAACAACAACGGCAGAGATGATTGATAGAAATACGATTTACGCAAAGATCTTCTTGAAGCCAACCAAGGCTGTTGAGTTCTTCGCAATCGATTTCGTAATCACAAACTCTGGCGCAGGATTTGAAGATTAAAAAATAGGAACTAACTATTTACTATAAAGGAAACTATTACAAAGGAAACCTAAAACGATGGCAGATAAGAAATTTTGGGCTAACGCTCCACAACCAAAAAGAGCATATAGATTCGTTCTCAGATTAAGAGGGATTGATCAGTGGGTCATTACAAAGGTCAACAGACCTTCTTTGACAGTATCTGAAACACAACATCAGTATTTAAACCATACTTTCTACTATCCGGGAAGGGTTGAATACAATACTGTTTCCTTTACAATGGTTGATCCTATTACTCCAAACGCAACAGGTTACGCCTTGGCTCTTCTTTCACAAAGTGGTTATAGACTCCCAGCAGTAAATAATCTTGAGACTATTTCAAAAGCAGAGGCAATCAATGCTCTTCAAACTCCAGAAATCGTTACACTTGACGACCAAGGAAAAGATATTGAAAAGTTCACTTTGATTAATGCTTGGGTCAAAAATGTTGAAATGGGCGATTTTGACTATGGTTCAGAAGATTTGATGAACATCACAGTTGAAATGCGTTACGATTTTGTCAAATATGAAGCAACCCAAGGATCAATTGAAGATCCGGCACTTGCTGCATCCGTTTCTCAATATCGTCCGGGCAACTAATAAAATACTTTACAAATCATAAATCTTATCATATAATGCATACAAAACTTAACTCAATGAGGTTTTAATGAGCACCAGAAATAATCAGGATCGTTTCGGATCCGCAGAGCCAGACACTTCAACTGGCGCAACCGCAACCCAAACAAACCCTTTAGATTTTGCAACACCAACAGAAATGGTGGAGTTGCCTTCTAAGGGTCAGTTTTATCCAGAAGGTCATCCTTTACACAATCTTGAAACTGTAGAAATCAGATATATGACAGCAAAAGATGAAGATATTCTTGTTAATCGTTCTTTGATTAAAAAGGGTGTTGTTTTGGATAGGCTGCTTCAAAGCGTTATTGTTGACAAGTCCATTAATGTTGACGATCTTCTAATCGGGGATAAAAACGCTATTCTAATCGCAACAAGGATTTCAGGTTATGGAGCAGACTATAACACAAAAATTCCTTGCCCTTCTTGTGGTTCTGTGTCAGATCATACTTTTGACTTAGAAGAAGCCTTAGAAGAGTCTTATGAAAGAGGATCTGATACAACCTTCGCACAACAGACAGAAAACGGAACCTTCCTTGTAAGTCTCCCAAAAACTGGAGTAAATGTTGAAGTTCGTCCTCTTTCTGGGAAAGATGAAAAGACAATCTTGAAAACAAACAGTATGAGACAAAAGAACAAACTTCCAGAAATGAGTTTGACAGACCAGATGATGCTCTATGTTGTCTCGGTTAATGGTGAAACAAATCAAGGAACCATTGCAAACTTTATTCAGAATATGCCAGCGATTGATTCTCGTCACTTGAGATTCGCTTATCAAGACGCAATGCCAAGTGTTGACCTTGCCCAACATTTTGAGTGCGGAGATTGTGGTTACGAGCAAGAAATGGAGGTGCCGTTTACCACTGAATTTTTTTGGCCTAAGCGATGAATACATTGAAGGAGTGTATGAAGAGATATTCCAACTAAAGCATTTCGGTGGTTGGAGTTTTATTGAAGCATACAGTCTGCCAATCGTTTTAAGAAGATGGTTTTTGGAGAGATTGGCAAAGCAATTTGAAAAAGAAAAAGAACAAATGGATAAGGCTACTAAAAAAGGTAGACGATAAGACCGAAGACCAAAGATGTTTTTGGTCTTTTTTTTTACTATTTACAACTATTTATACTCGGAGGAGTTACAAATGTCTAATATAAATGAAGAACAACTCGCATCAATTGAGATTAATTTAAATCCCAAGACGATTGACGAAGGATACTTGAGAGCATTAGGGGGTCAGATTGAACTCTTACTTAAAATGATGTTCGGGGGATCTTTGATTCCTGCAAGGTTTAGAGGAACTCAAAATCAAATGTCAAGTTTTGCAAGAGCACTTGGAAATGAAAAAAGATATCTTCAGTCGTTTGAGAGACACGGATTGACTGATCCAAGAACAATGAACAACAGGCACAAACTCGAAAGAGCACTCGCCAACTTTGAAAGAGAAACAGGAATAAAGTGGCCCTTTAAGTGAGAACTAATCTATGGCAGATAGAACAGAAGAGTTAGAAACTATACAGGAAATCAACAAAGAACTCGCAAAGGAAGTAGAATACGAAGCGAAGAAGGCACGATTGCGTGGTGAATCTGTTGATAAACTTGAAACAGAAAGAAATATATTGGTTCAACAAAGAGAACAATATGCCATAACTTTAGAATATCTTCAAACTTCAAGAGAAGAAAATGAGAAACTCCTTGGTATAGAAAACGCAAGGCTCGAACGCCTACAAGATAGCAAAACGGCAAGCGTAGAAGATATTCAGGCACAACAACGAAAGATTGACTTATTAAAAAAAATAAAAAAACTTCAAGATGATCTCGCAGGAGATGATGAAGAAGCAAAAAAGCAAGCAGAAGAAAGAATACGGCTATTAAACGAAGAATTAGCGATACAACTAAAAATAGCAGACGCCAAACAAGCAGGTATAAACGTCGGTAAAGGACTTGTAGATAACCTTTCTAAGATGGTTGGCTTCCAGAGAGATTTAAATAACACTCTAACTGGGAACTTTCTTAAAGCAGCAAAATCAGGAGAAGGTCTTAAGAGTGTGGTAACTTCCATCGGTAAAGAAATGGCAGCAACATTCGGACCAGCAAATGCATTACAGTTTTTGATTTCTAATTCAATTCAAACTGCTGTCGCTTTAGATGAACTACAAGCAAGTTTTGTTGGAGCCACAGGCGCATCAAGAGAATTTGCTGGCTCTATAGAAGATGTATTTAGAGAGAATGTTCAATTTGGTGTCAGCCTTCAGGAATCAGCGGCAGCAAATCAGGAGTTATATCTCAGTTTTGGTGCTTTTAGTAACTTAAGTAAAGAAGTAAGAAATCGAGTAGCAGGGACTACTGCTGTTCTTCAAGAACTCGGCGTTAGTGCCTCTACATCTGGCGAAAACTTCAACTTCCTTGTTTCTCAGTTAGGTATGGGAGTAAGTGAAGCGGAAAATGTAATCAGAACAATGACTGAGACAGGGGCTTCAATAGGTATACCTCCGCAACAATTAAATGATGCATTTAGAAATCTATCTCCAAGATTGGCTGCTTTTGGTCGCCAAGGTCCAGAAATCTTTATGAAAACAGCAAAAACTGCCAAGAGTCTTGGTATGACTGTTGATGATCTTGGAAACACTTTATTTGCTTTATCAGATGGTTTAGATACCTTTTCAGAGTCAGCATCAGCCGTTGCTGCCGTTAATCTTTCTCTTGGTGGTTCTTTTGTTAATGCGTTTGATTTAACAATGGCAGCAGCAGAAGGTCCAGCCGCACAACTTGATATGCTGAGAAGCGGTTTTCAAGCAGCGGGAAAAACACTTTCTGATATGCCTTTCTTTCAGCAAAAGATGTTGGCATCTGAACTGGGATTGGAACTCGGAACCCTTCAGCAAGTTATTGATGGAAATATGGACTCTCAACAAGCATTGGCTAAAGAAAATCCTCTCGAAGAAATGGCAGTTAAGGCCAATAGTGCTATGGATAAACTCAACGAAAGTCTTAAAAGTATATCAGCAGGGCTTGAGCCACTAATAAGTGTTTTCAACTTTCTTGCTGAAAATATTAAGTTAGTCGGAGGAGCATTGTTGTTTGCTACGGCGGCTTATCAAGTGTATAATTACCAACAAGAAAAGGGATTATTATTTACTACTACCCAGATAGTAAAAGAAACTGCTTTGGCAATTGCCCTAGGGACAAAAGCAATCGCCCTCAAGATACTCAGTGTAGCCTCGGGAGTTGCTGGAGCAGCAATGACAGCCTTTGGAACAGCGGTAAATTTTGTTACCGCAGCAATGATAGCAAATCCAATAGGTGCGATTATATTGGGTGTGGTCGCTTTGGGCGGGGCGATATATGGACTAATCAAGAACTTTGATCAAGTTATGGAGTATATGGGCGGATTTTTCACTGATTTTGGAAATATGTTTAATGACCTTCCATCTTTTTTTAAGGCAGTTGCAAGGCTAATTATGTTACCATTTGATGCTGTTTGGGGAGTTTTGGCTGGAGTTGGTCAAGGAATTATTGATATTATAAATTTATTTGGAGCAGATATCCCAACGCCGGGATTTTTGTCTACTTCTCCGTCATCTTATTTGCTGTCGCTTTTTGATGGGGGAGAAGTCCCCGGCTTGGCTATTGGTGGAAAGATCTCTTCTTCTGGTATGGCTATGGTTGGAGAAGAGGGACCAGAACTTGTAAGCCTCCCAAAGGGTGCTCAAGTTGTTAACAACCAAAGTACAACAAACTTGATGAAGACAATGGAAGAAACAAGAGTTTCTAACACAACAAACAATACAACGGCTAATGATAGCGCAATGTTACAGGCTCTTCTCCGCATTGAAAAGGCTTTAAATATGAAACCAGCCGCTGGCACAGCAGGACAGCCAATCAATGTGTCAGTTAATTTGGACAAGAAAAAGGTTGGAGAAGCGACGGTGGATTATATAAATAAGAAATATGATGTATTTACATCAAGTTAGGAATAAACAAATATGGCTACAGAAAAACCAGAGTTAAATAAAGTTTATAATACAAGTTATGTTAATCCTCTTGACGCAGCACGTTCAAAGGGGCACGTTTTAACAATTAGCCGTATTGATGTTCCTTCAGCCGTTATTAATATGACTGCCTTTTTGGACCAATGGAATGATAGTTTTACAAGTAACTGGAATAGAGAAACTGTATATGGTCGTATGGATACAATCCAAAACTTTCAGAATACTCAAAGATCTATTTCTGTTTCTTTCAAGTTAGTGGCTGCTTCTAAATCAGAAGCAAAGAAAAACTTAAGAAGTGTTTCCCAGATGGTTCAGTTTTTATACCCTTCGTTTAAAGGTTTGGCTGATGGTATTACAAATGCTTACACGATAAATGGAGCACCAGTTGTATCTGTTAAATATATGAACTTGATTACAGAGCAAGATGGAGGTGCTTTGGCAGGAACCTTGGATGGTTTAGATCATTCATTTGATATGGAAGGGGGATTCTTTGAAGAATACGGACAAGTATATCCAAAGATTTTAAACCTGTCTTTCACATTTCATCCATTACATAAAGCAACTCAAGGCTATGTTAATGGTAAATCTCTTAATGATGGCTTCCCTTACAAGAATAGTGGATATGTTGCTGATCCCCCAAAACCTTTTGATGTAGCAAAAGACAATCCAGAGTCAACGAATGAACTTAATGGTGGTCAATCAATTCCACCTGAGATACAACAATCACAACAAGAAGAGGTTCTCGGGTCTGGGCTGGGTCAATCTATGTTTATTGAGTAAAGGATAATAATATGGCTTCAAGATATGATTTAAGAAGAGTAGCGGTTAACTCAAACATTATGTATGATAATCTATTTAAGAATAGAGGTATCAATTATGTTGAACAATATAGAACAGGTGAGTTAAGATATCCAACTTCTAAAGAGATATCTAACTTGACAATCGTAACTCGGACTTGGAGAAGAGGGGATCATTATTATAAACTATCAAACGAATATTATGGAGATCCAAAGCACTGGTGGGTTATCGCTCACTTTAATCAAAAGCCGCTTGAAAGCGATATTCAGTTTGGTGATATTATAAGAATCCCAACTCCTCTTGAGTTAGTATTAACATATTATGGGATGTAGAAAATGGGTGATGTTAAAGAAACAGGATCTACAGATCCGCAAACTAAAAAACTATCAGCAGAATCTCAAATAGTTAATTTCACTAATATGAAACAATGCTTTTTGCTTTCTGAGGCAAAAACTTTAGGTGATTTATCTGTAAAAAGCGTAAATCCAAATGGATTTTTATACACGTTATGTTTGTCTGATAATGATGTAGGAACTCTTTTAAGTAAAATAAACAAGCCAGCACCAAGCATTAAAAATCTATTAAACATTAGCCCACTTGATTATTCAAGGTTTGTTCCAAAAATAGAACTTTATAAAGTTTTATATACTGGAGAAAGAACCTATGTTGGTGAAGCCCCTATTCCTTTTTCTACTGATAGTAGTCAAACGCTTGAGTCAATACTTAACTCATCTTCTGGAAGAGGAGACGATGTAGGCATTGTTGATTTCAGTCTCAACTTTGAAAATCAATCTCCTTGGGGTTCCGGCAGAATGGTCAATGGAAGTTTGAAACTGATATTCCAGAACGGAGAATCTTTAACTAAAGATAGGGTTTTAAGATTATCAAGCAAAGGTGGTGGAACTACGCCATTTAGATTTTCAGACTTGATTAGCAGAAGAGGTCAAAGCCCAAGAGAGTTTGCTGGAGCACATTATAGAATCCGAGCAGATGTCGGATATGCCATTCCTCCAAACCAGACAGAGACACTAAATGATAACTTAATAGAACAAATACAAAGTATGAACTTGTCTTTGATTCTGGAACTGATTGATTATGATTTGTCCTTTGAACAAAATGGTGCTCTTACATTAGATATATCTTATCGCTCTTATATTGAAGCGCAATTAGATAGGGCGACATATGATATATTTAGCATAACGAAGAATCCATATGCTGCTGCCATTAAAATGGTCGAGGCAGAAACACAAGAATTTAGAAAAAAGCGCAAAGAACTTGAAAAAGGCATTTCTAAACTTGAAGAACAAGTGGAAAAAGAAAAATCTTCATTATCAAAAAAAATACAAAATGCTAAAACTGGAAAAGGAAAAAGAGAAATAAGGGCTGCGTTTTATGAAAAACAAAGAAATCTCAGCAAGGATAAGAAGGAACTTGAAAAACTTAATACATCAGACTTAGAAGCAAAAAATGATCAAAAAATAGAAAGATACAAAGGAAGAAACAAAATTGAGAAATACTCAAGAATATTGACTTACCTTTATGATAACGACAAGGTGAAAAAAGTAACAGTCCCAAAAGATGATCTTCTATATTTTTCTCCAGAATATCCAGATCAGGTTAAGCAGGATGTTGTAGATTCTGGGATTTTTGATGCGCTCCCCGGTTTTTTTGGAAATAAAGATAAGTTAGTTCAAGATGCTACAAACGATTCTGTTTTAGCAGCAAGAAAGAAAATAAGGGATAAAAATCTCCTTAAAGCAACGAACGGCGGGACTGCTGTAAAGGGGAGCACTAACCTGATAACAAGAGATATTGCCAGAGGTATCAACAACGCAGTCTTAAAGAATGACGGTAAGCCAATATCTCAAGAAGAGTTGACAAAAATACAAGGAGCAGTTTTCACAGATATTTCATTACAACTTGGATTAAAAGATGAAAACAAGCCGAAATCTGACTCAGATACTTTAGATATATATTGGTTTTATTATGGTGATTTATTACAAGCGGTAATAGACACAGCAGAATTAAGTGAGAAAATAAACCAAGATCACGTTGGATATATGTTTGGTGGAATACAGATACCCGGAGCAGATACTAATAACTCTGAAATTTCAATATTAGATATGCCGATATCATTGGAAATGTATCTACAATTCTTTAAAAAAATGTATATTGATAAAGGTGTTGAAAGACATTCACTGAATAACTTCATCAAAGAATCGCTTCAGCAACTTTTGCTTCCATCAATCAACCAAATGTGTTTTGGAGAAAGCGTTTCAAGACCCGTGACAATCAAGACAACAACTTTAGAACTTGGATCTTATGGGTCTGAACAAAGCCCCATTGAACCCTTTCCGTCTAATGGGGAGGCGTTTGTAAAAAGAATATACACAAATGGAAGTTCTGGACAAAAACTAAAAAGATTATCTTCTGGAGATGTCTTAAGAAAGTGTAGCACTAATCAAAGATATTATTACAACTTAGTTTATGTTGCGGAAAATGGTTTACCGACATCTCTCAATGGAGATCCCATCGCAGATCACGAAAAAGGAATTTATCATTTCTATATTGGAGCAGATAGGGGTTTGGCAAAAGAAGTAAAGTTTTCTAAGGCTAAAAAGAACTTTCAAGCAGAAGCGATGGCACAAAAAGCGGTGGCAGATAATGATGAGTTTGCTGAAATATTTAACTTATTTAACGTTGATTTGGAAATGATTGGCAATACTTTGCTTAAGCCGGGAGTTTATATATATATCAACCCAACTCTGACAGGGCTAGGTCAAGAAACATCCAGAGCAGTTGGTCTCGGCGGGTATTATCTTGTGTTAGAAGTATCAAATACGATTAATAAAGACGGATGGTCCACCTCTATTCAGGCAGATTCTGTTTCAAGAGTTTCAGACCCAGTTCAGAATATCTATAGTCCAGAAGGTTCTGCTGCTTCAAAACAAACAGAAAAATTGGAGACTCCATAAAATGACTTATAAGTTAAATGATGAAATCGTTTTTGGTATCAACTCTCTTGGATCTAAAGTCTTATTCAAGGAGAGAACAAGATATCAAGAGTTGTTTCCAACTGGGTCTACATTCCCACAAACTTTTTCTTTCTGGGAACAACAGAATCTTTTTTATGGTAGAGAAACCAATGAAAGAAATATTATATTTCCAAATGAAACATATCTTAAAATAATACCAACAACAAAAAAAGATGTTGCTGTTTTTGGATTTGTAGCAGATGCATATCAAGATTTTCAGCAATGGATGAAAATAAAGATAAGTAAAAAGTTTGTTGAAGATGATGCCATAACAAAACCTTGGACTGCAACAAAAGGATGGCAGAACGTTCATCAAGCACATCACGAAGCAATGGTTGCTCTTTATCAAGATTTTGCTGGAGTATATCTTGATAAAACAGGAAAGCACAAAAGCATAAAAAACTATGAAACTTTCTTAGATGTATTCTTAAATGATCTTGTATCAAGTATGATTTCAGAAATTCCTTTTACAAAAAGCGGGTTTATAAGATCCAGTTATTTTACACCTATGATGAGTGGGCTGTGTATAGAGATTTACAACTTAGATCATTCTGATGACTATGAGAAATATGATAAGTTTGTAAACAATATTAATTTCAAAACTTATTTGTTGGCTGCAAAGAAGTTCGGCTTTATGGTAGATAAAAATGCTCCTTGGAGATTGATCGCCAACTTGGAATCTCCAGAAATGAGATCATATATTGCCAAGTATATGATTAGTTATCTACTACAAGGAACAACAACAACCGCATTTACAAAGCCAAATGTAGGGACAACTCATAGCCATACTTATGTTGTTGATGCTGCTGGCAATGGCTTCACAGAATATACTGAAGATCCAATGGAGCCGGGAGTTTTTCATAGGCACGAGATTAAAAACTATCAGATTATTCAAGCAGAAAGTGCAACATATGATGTATTTAATCAGGTAGGGATAGGTCCACACGTTCACTTCTTGGGAACTGAACCAATGGAATCTTTTAATCAGAAAGACATATATGATCGCTTCTTTATTAGGGCAGATCAATATGATATTGACGCTTTAAAAGTTTATTTAATGCAGTTCTACAATACATATGTGGCAGCATTTCCAAATGTTGCAGTTCCAAAACTTACTGCCTGTTCTCCTTCAAGTCCATTTACTGACTATGGAAACACTCAAAAAACAAAAATCATAAAAGTTTTTAGAAAAACGATTGGTCAAAAAGTCCACGACGAGAAATATAATGATTTATTCTGGACAAAAATGTATTTTATCATTAGATTAAAAGAATTAAAAGCCAACGTTCCAGAGCCTATCTTGAACAAGAACCTTCAAAAAATAGATCAGATTTATAAATTTGTTGACAAATCTGCCGCTTTAGAGTATATTCAGCAATACCTAAAACAATATTACTAGAAGGTCAGCATTGTTATTCCAAGCCCTAGACGAAAAAGAAAAATGCGTTGGTATTTATTCAGAGGGTAAAATCCTAAAAGACCTGCCCCAAGGCGGAACCCACACTTGGGAATACGCTTCCTTCCTCAAAGACCTAAACATAGAATACGCCAAGATTTATTGCGAGGGTAAAACGCTAGAACAGGCTTGTCCTCCCGAACTTAGGGAAGACTATGACCGTATCTGGAAAAAACTTAAAGCATTCTATAAGTCCTTTATAACTGCTAAGGTTTCTCTAAACGACCATTGCTTCTTTGATCTTGTCCCAGAAGGCTTCCTAAAAGAATACTGTGTTCTCAAAAACAAGATTACACAGCACGTTATTGATACACACAAGCGACCAGACAACTACGACAACTTGCTTCACATTACAAAACTGGTAACTGAAATCAAACAACAGAAACTAAACATAGACTTGTCTGTTCTAAACAACGACTTGGCTGACCCAAGAACAAAAGAGTTCTACAAAAAGATAATGAAAACAGAGCCTTACATAAAGTATAATCCTTTTGGAACAAAGACAGGAAGGCTCACAACCCAGAAGAACTCTTTCCCAATCCTCACTATGGATAAGAAGTTCAGGAAAGTAATCAAGCCAACGAACAACTGGTTTGTTGAGTTTGACTACAACGCAGCAGAAGTCCGTGTCCTACTGGGTCTTCTCGGCGTAGAGCAACCACACATAGACATTCACGACTACAACTCCTATGAACTCTTTGACGGCAAACTAACCAGAGAAGAATCAAAGAAGAGGATTTTTTCGTGGCTTTACAATCCAAATGCCGAGGACAAGGAACTATCCAAACTCTACAATAGAGAGCGTATCAAAGAAATGTTTTGGGACGGTAAGTATGTAAAAACCTTATTCCACCGAAAGATAGAAGCAGACGAGTATCACTCTGTTAACTACATAATACAAAGCACTTGTAGCGATATGATTTTAGACAAGGCTATTTTGATAAATGATTTGTTGAAGGGTAAGAAAACTAAAATAGCATTTATCATTCACGACAGTATTGTGCTAGACTATTCCGACGAAGATGGGGATTTTATCAACTCAATCTACTGGGAGTTTATGGGAACACCGTTTGGTGTATTCAAAACAAATGTGTCTGCTGGAAAGAACTTTGGAGAAATGAGCGGTTTATGGATATAATAATTGGACTGGGCAACGTAGGCTATAAAATAGGCAAAGCCTTTTCGCAACACCCACAATACAAAGTAATCACTATTGACCACGAAGAAAGCGCAGACATTCGTGTGCCTAAGTATGACCACCCTGAGAAATACGAAGAGAACTTTCCACTAATCGCAAACCAACTGCGAGACGTTGAAGGCGAGATCCTCTTTGTTATTTCAGGAGCCAGCATTATTTCAGGCGCAGCCCTTCGTGTTCTAGAACAAATCCACGGCAAAGGACCAATAAGCATTCTTTACATTCACCCAGACGTAGATACCTTGTCTCAGACAAGAAGACTGCAAACAAACTTGGTATTTGGTGTTTTGCAGCATTACGCAAGGTCAGGCGTTTTCAAGCAGTTCTATGCGATTGATAACCAACAGATAGACAAAATCTTAGGTGGAGCACCGATTATGGGCTATTACGATAGATTGAATGAAGTTATTGTCGCAACGATACATATGACTAACATTTTCAATCATTCAGAGCCAGTCGTTGGAACTCTGTCTGACCCAAAAGATATCTGCCGTATCTCAACTTTCGGCATTCTAAATCCAGAAACAGGCGACGAAAGCCCGTTTTTTTCTCTTGACAATGTTGTGGAGAAGCGTTATTATTACGCCATTCCCGAAGAGGAACTAAAAACTGATAAGACTTTGATGAGTAAGATTATGAGCCAAGTGAAAGATTCGCCACAGGAAAAAGACGTAAAAGTTTCCTACGGCGTATTTCCAACCCAATACGCCGATAAATACGCTTATTTCATCGCAAGTACTTCAGAAATACAAAATGAAAAAAATGCTTGACATTCAATTTTAGTTAGTGTATAGTTCGTGTATAACTTTGAAAAGGAGAAAAAATGGCTATTAATCTTGATAAAATGAAAGAGAAACTTGCTTCTGCCCAAGGGAAAGGAGGTCAGAAGAAATCTGAGTTCTGGCGTCCCCAAGACGGAGAGAATGTAATCCGCATCCTTCCGTCCCCAGACGAAGATCCCTTTAAGGAGCATCACTTCCACTACAACCTTGGAAGCCAATCTGGTTTCCTCTGCCCGAAGCGTAACTTTGGGGACGATTGCCCTGTATGCAACTTTGCAACCAAACTCTTCAACGAGGGTTCGCAAGAGAGCATTCAGCAAGCAAAAAGCCTCTTTGCTCGCCAACGCTTCTTCTCGCCTGTTCTTGTTCGAGGACAAGAAGCCGAAGGTGTTAAAGTCTGGGGATACGGTAAGACCGTCTATGAAACCCTCCTCAGTCTGGTTCTGAACCCAGACTACGGTGATATCACTGACCCAGACGAAGGAACAGATCTGGTCCTGTCTTACGGTAAGGCTCCCGGTATGCTTTATCCACAGACGAAAGTCCAGCCACGACGTAAATCCTCCCCATTGTGCGATGATGGCGATGAGGCTTGTCAGGAGATTGTCGAGGCAGTCCCAGATCTGGATACACTCTTCGAGCGTAAGTCCACTCAGGATGTGCAAGACATTCTGGATGAGTTCCTCAACTCTGATGTGAATGCAGAGGACGCTTCCTCTGAAACCACAAAGTATGCCTCTACCACGAGCGAGGCATCTAATGATGTTGAGGCTGCTCTTCGAGAACTCGCAGGCTAACCAAGGGGGGCGCAAGCCCCCCTACTTTTTTCTATAGGAGATATTATGGCTAAAGCAGGTAAACTGTCTATGGCAGATATGCGAAAACTCATTAATAAGAGGGCTGGCATGACCGTAGCACACAACCTAAGTGAAGAGAATCCAACCGAGGTTAATGATTGGATTCCAACAGGGTCTAGGTGGCTAGATTCTATTATTTGTAAAGGACAACTGGCTGGCATTCCAGTCGGCAAAGTAACGGAGATCGCAGGTCTAGAAGCAACAGGTAAGTCATTCTTGGCAGCACAAGTAGCAGCCAACGCACAGAAGAAGGGAATTGATGTCATCTATTTCGATTCTGAATCTGCTATTGACCCTGCTTTCTTGGAGAGGGCTGGATGCGATGTTGATACTATTCTATATGTTCAGGCTCAGTCTGTTGAGTTTGTATTGGAAACTATCGAAGACCTTTTGGCTAACAATGAAAATCGTATGCTTTTCATTTGGGATTCTCTTGCTCTTACACCTGCTATTTCCGATGTGGAAGGAGACTTTAATCCACAGTCTTCAATGGCAGTAAAAGCAAGAATCTTGGCTAAAGGTATGTCCAAGTTGACTGTGCCGATTGCTAACAGCCAATCAACCTTCTTGGTGCTAAACCAGTTGAAGACTAACATTACCAGTTCGCCTTCAGAGGCTTTGACCACTCCCTATGTAACTCCGGGTGGTAAGGCTATGCACTATGCTTATTCTCTGCGTATCTGGCTGACAGGTCGCAAGGCAAAGGCTGCTTACATTACTGATGAAAGCGGTTTTCGTATTGGCTCTGAGGTCAAGGTCAAGTTGGAGAAAAGCAGGTTTGGAACACAAGGTCGGCAATGCAACTTCAAAATCTTGTGGGGAACTGAGGGTGTCGGTGTCCAAGACGACCAAAGTCTATTTGAAGCAGTCAAAGGCTCAAAGTATATGAGTTCTGCTGGTGCTTGGTATTCTTTGGAAATGGGCGACGGCAAAGTAGAAAAGTTCCAGCCTTCTAAATGGGAAGACAAAATGCAAGACCAAGCCTTCAAGCAGCGTGTCTATGACATTATGGACGAAGAAGTAATCAAAAAGTTTGACCAGCGACTTGGCAACGCTTCAGATTTTTATGAAGAAAATGATGAATAAATAATTAAACCCTTCGTCTAATAAAGGAACGGAGGTTTTAGTTATGAAGAAAATCATTATTACAAGTTTATTTCTCGTCCTTTTGTCTGGCTGCGCTTTTGCCCACCCAACAGTCAAAGTCCACAATCCACACTATGAATGTGAAGAATACTATGTAATAGGTTATTCTCCATACTACTATGTCTACTATGATTATGACCATCACTACCACAGCAGTTATCACTATGGTCACAAGCATCACTACAAAAAGAAAGGGCACAAGCACCACTACAAGAACAAGTTTGGGAAGAAGCATTACAAAAAGAAGTATGTAAAAAAGCACTACCCAAAGAAAACCGTCCAAAAGAAAAAGAAAAAATACTCCCACCACCACTAAAAGTTCTTGACTTCTCTCCAACATTTTGATACAGTAATCGCAATCATTGGAG